TTATCCTAATGAGGAAGATCAAGTTAAGACAACAACTGTCAATGCAACAGATGGATTGTCTGCATCTGTAACAACAATAACCGTTGCATCTACAACAGACTTTAGTTCAACAGGAACTCTATACATAGGTGGAGAACAAATAACTTATACAGGTATATCGGGTAATGATTTTACAGGATGTACTAGAGGTGCAAATAGCACCACAGCAGCAGCAATATCAAATGGCACTACGGTAACACAGTTTGATGGTGGTGGTGTCCCTAGAAATATAGTTAGAACTCCAGACAACAACTATCTACTATATCCTTATCCAGATAAACAGTACACACTTATATTTGATTACTTTACATTTCCATCTGACCTATCAGCACATGGAGATACTACAAGTATTCCAGACAGGTTTGCACCTGTAATTGTAGATGGAGCTGCTGCTTTT